TCGTTTTGATATTGCTCTAGCCTTTGATTTTGCATCACTAGAACTTGATGCACCCCAAGCCCTTAAAGATAATAATTTTCTTGTAGGCTTTCCTTTGGAATCTCTATCAGGACCTTTGTTGCCTGCCATCCTTGCTAAGAAAGATGCACGTCTTGGATTGTCTCCACTCTTAACAGGAGCCTTTAATGTGCCACCTTTATACGAAGCTCGACCCTTAGCGTTCAATCCACCTTTAGGGTTCTTACCTTCTTTGCGTGTCCATGCTGCAGTCATGTTTACTTTATGGAGTAGAAATATTTATAGCTCAACGCACAAACGAACCCTGAAAGCAAATAATGTTTGTCTGGGAGATGTTGTATAGGGGCACACGCAAAGTTTTAACCCCCACCCCCTAGGTCAAATCAATTGCAACTTTTATGTCGCCTGCATGTAGATGCATATGTTTCTCCGGAGCCTTGAAGCCTGCTCTGTCAAGTATGTCCTTGCTTGCCTCTAGCTGTACGTACTCACTCTTGGCACCTCTTGCTAGGTCTAACAACCTTTTACTAGCTGTCGTAGCACTTAATCCAATACTTTCACTAACACGTTGCATCATATACTGTTGGACATGAGGTAGCCTCAATGTCTTACTGGCTGTCACTCTACCACTCTCACCCTCAGCGTATCCTGCTATCTGAGACGCTTCTTTAACAGTACAACCATTTGCTACTATGGTATCAACTAACGCTATTTGTTTCTTAGTCATCTTCTTTGTTTCGGTTAACATAAACCCCCCTTGATCCCCCCTTTTATGCATGACACTCTGACACCCTGTCAACGCACAAACGATTCAAGTCCAATGGCTAAAGCACATTGCTGTCACTCGGTCATGGCGTCGAGCCATGCCTCATGACTAGAGAACAGGGTCTGTTCTCATACTCTTTCCCAAGGACATATCGCCCGACCAAAGACCCCTTTGCTTAAGGCAAAGGACTCTTAATCCTGAGCCTCTAATCACACCTCATCACACTCCTCAAAGGAAAACATAAAAATAAACCTTGGCAGGACTAATCAATAAAAAAAGCACACTCTCTTGTTCAGATGACGTCGCTGTTGTTGTCGTCTTTGCCGTCGAGAGGCACAAGGCTTCAAGTAAAAAGTAGCTCGTCGCTATGCTCCTCGACAAAGACGACTTTTTTCTTGAATATGCTTTTGTTTATTAATTAGATCGGGAACTGTTTATTAAGAATAATAGACAAACACAACAATAACTTAACAACTTAATGGAGAACACAATGACTAAATCAAACACACAAACAACTGCATACTCTGGCTTTGAACTAATTGCAGAAGCTATACTATCAGAGATTAACCTCTTTGCATTTGATGATGAATCAAGAGCAATCAACCAAGCTACTGGAGAAGAGAATATATTCTACAATTCAGACGCAGTATACATGCTCGGAGGTGTCATTGACCAACTAGCATACTCACTGGTTGGAGACAAATCACAAGGTGGTAACTCAGAGGGTAAACTTGGATACCTAAACAAGGCACAAGCATCTGCTATCTCTGAAGAAGAGAGAAACCCTGAATCATACAGAGGTTCAATGCAACAACGTGCATTCGAGCAAGCACAAGCATCATATGACAACGCTTATCTACTATACATGTCAATGACTACAGTGTTCAATCTCACAACAGGTTGGACATGGGGTGGATCACAAAATGGTACTCCACATGACATGGGCAGAACATGGTTTGCAAATCATAAAGGTGAGATGTCAGCCTACAGAACACAAGGTAAATCAAAGCCTCTATCAAAAGAAGATGTGGCTAAGGCTCAAGCTAGCAAACGTAAACAAATGCTAGCTAATCTAACCAACGGCCACCATGCTTCAGGCTTTAAACGATAATACTACAATCAGAGGGAGAGGCTTCGGCTTCTCTCTCTATACTACATTAAGCCACACACACACCAACACAGCAAACCTCACACACCTATCACACAAAAGAATCTATCCCCAATCCCACCCTGTATAGCCTCACCTCGCTTCGCTCGGTGGCAATGATGGTGTGTGATGCTTTGGGTGTCAGTGTATGTGCTGACGAAATTGAATTGGAGAATACAAAATGCAGTACAAGATATCGATTAAGAAACATAATTTTCTAGTCACTATTGGGTGGATAGAAATTGTTTGTGGGTTCTTATTAATAGGACTCACTGTCACATTACTACTGGTAGATGCAGGAGTAATACCCAACGTTAACCCATTCTTATAAAGGAGATAAACATGGATGGAATACAAACAATAATGGCTGACTATGACTTCCCGGTAGAAGTTATGCCACTTCAAGCACTAGCAGGCGGTATGGGTGAGTTTCAAACACGCATAAATGTACCTGCAAATATGCAACGTGCTATCGTTCGCACTGATACTAATACTGTACTTGGTACACATGGTGGTGCATATCAAATGATCAGACATGGTGAAGTCGTTGATAAGATGGAACAAGCTGCACGTAATAGTAACAGACTGTCTCGTGACTACACACATACACAACAGGTCTTCGAGAATGGTGCCAAGTTACGTGGCACTATAGCCTTCAATGATCTAGTAATTGAGCCTCAAGTTGGTGACTACATCAAGTTTCATGTTGACTATACCAACTCATATGATGGTGCTTGGTCTATCATGATCAAGGCCGAGGGTTATAGATTATGGTGTAGCAATGGATGTGCTAATCCAAAAGCCTTATCATTCAATAGAAACAAGCACACATCAGGCTTTAGTCTTGCAGGTACACAAGCTAAGATTGACAATGCAATCACAGGTTTCTTTGATAGCCAAGGTATATGGCAGAAGTATGCAACTCAAAGTGTCATGCCAATAGAAGCTGAAACATTCCTAAAAGCTACCATATGCAAGCGTAGTACCAACACCACTCAGGTCAAAGTCAATGAGTCTAAGTTAGAAAAGCTCATGGGTTACTATCGCAATGAATCAGCCAAGCTAGGTAAAAACAAATGGGCATTGTATAATGCCTTAACTTACTGGTCATCACATGCAGAAGATGCCAACCACCCACATAGAGCTGAGATACTACGTCATAGTGAAGTATCAAAAGCTATACAGACTAGCCGTTGGGATGGTCTCGGAGTAACAGATGTAAGTCTGCTAACATAATTCCCTCGAGGGATAGCTATACAATTCATGGTGTACCACTGGTTCAATCGGGTCTAGGTACGTAATACAATGATCAACGGGCGTTGCTTCCTGTCAGCACAGATCATGAATTGTATAGCAACTAATCACAACAACAATGGAGAACACAATGGACCCCTATCAAGATTACCTATGCTCACTCATAGGCATGTCATGTGACAATGAGTGTGACGCAGTCAACATAGCAAATGCAGTTTGTGAGTTGGCAACCACAATCAACAAACCTAGTTTCGTAGAGCAAACTAAAAAATGGTGGCACGAATGGAAAGAGCAGCCAATGCTCGAACACTATGGTGTCGCAGAAAAAGTGAAGGAGTATACACATGAATGACCCAATCAAAATAGATTGCTTAATACAAGGAGTAATTCAAAACAAATTAGTTACAGATGTAGAGTATGCAGAACACGCTATGTATACCCTCACAAAATATTACATACGAGATGTATTTGGACCGGGAACTAACATGCTATTACGTGAGTTCTTAGATGAAATAATCAAAGATCAAATGGAGAGTTTCAATGAGTAGATTTAAAGACCAGTGCATAGAGGTAGAACTAAAGTTCAATGAGTACCTCAAAGACTTAACCAATGACCAAGCCATAGCTAAAATCAATGATGAGTATGGTCCATCACATGCCTTTGCCTGTGCTACACAAATCAAAGAATTTATAGCACAGGATAATCAGTCTCAATCTGAGGTCTATGAAGATGTTAACTATCCAAACAAAAAAAAGGTTAGAACGTCTTAATACATTGCACTATCTTGCCGACCACTGACACGTCGGCAAGATTTCTATTGACTGTATGGACAGGGCTTTTATGCACTATATACTTACCCATAGCTTGACCAACTAAAAACCCATCATCACATTCAAACATGATAACATCCTCATCTTTTATTTTAGCATCTTCTTGAATAATAATTGTATCACCCCTATTAATCCCACCATATCCATAACCTGATGGCTGATGTAATTCCATAGCAAGTAACTTACCTTCAATATCATGCACGTTTACATAACGCACTCGCTTACCCTCCGTATTTAACACTTCTAAAGTTCTTGTTTCTATTATCGTGCTTGTCGTACGGGGTTCGCTACCGGCTACTGCAATTAACTTAGCAACAGTACGACTAGAGGGTATGTATTCCGAAGCTCCACTTAAGAACCTCGTGATTGTAGACTGGGAAATTCTAGCTTTACTTGCCCACTCATATGCTGACATATGTTGGTTAGCTATGACCCCCCTCATCCATACCTTGAGAGCTTTTCTCTCTAAATCGTCTGTATTACTATGCATAAAAGCATACATAACAGTTTCCCCACTTCTGTGGTAGTATTATAAAAACACTGTATCTAAAAATAATATATTGTAAACAGTGCATAAATGCAATACATTATCTAGTATGATTATACATAAGTACATACAACAACTACAAAATATAGCGGATGCACAGGACATACGACTGATTGATATGTTTACACACGCAGGTATACCAAGCAGTACGTATTATCGTGCCAAAAATGGAGTCGATTTAAGATTTGATACAGCAGAACGAGTTGCAAAAGCAATCCGAGATGTTCACATACAGAGCAAAGCCAGTGCCAGTTGACCCTAACTGGGTGGAATTGGTCGGCTCTTTAGTGAGCAAGAGAAACAAACTGCGGATTTCGCAGGAGGCATTAGCCGATAAGATTGGGTGTGCCAATAGCCTGATAGGTAAATGGGAAAGATACGAAAGACTACCATCAGGTTACATGCTTCTCTACTGGATACAAGCTTTGGAATGTAAGCTTAAAGTACAATGAGAAAGTGTGACATCTGTGGCACTGCCTCTCGTTACTTCACGAAAGTGAAGAGCAATCGTACTTACTTTGTCTGCTTCACATGTAAGGAGAAATCAGGATGGCAAGCACGGCTAGCCGAAAAGGAACATACCATGAGAACTTCTTCGTCAAACTCTTTAAGTCGTGGAAGATCAAAGTCAAGCGTCAACCGCTTAGTGGAGCATTGGGAGGCGAGTATAAAGGCGACCTCGTCATCAACCTCAACGGACAAGACATAATTGCGGAGGTAAAATACCGTAAGAATAGCAGCTTCCCCTCACCATTCACAACTATGGTGAACAGAGATGCAGTTATTTATAAGCGTGGTGGAAATGATGAGCCGAGATGGGTCATGTTTCTATCAGAAGAAACAGTCAAACGATTATGGAGAACCAAATGACTTATACAAAATTAAAGAATGGAATTACTTTAGTTGAAACTAAAGACGCAATACGTAATGAAAATAAAATGAAAGCAATTCAACATAATATTATAGATTTGTATTGGGAGTATGATCGCATGTCATCTTCTGGTCAAAAATCTTTAGAAGCATTAGCTAAAATAGTTGGCGTTCCAACTGAAAAAGAAATGAAACAACAATCAAAAGTAACTGGAGAAATCAAATGACCCCAGTAGAAGCAGAAGATATAATTGATGCAGTACCTAAAATGAAAGATGCAATCTTTGCCGTATATAACCAAGGATTTATTGATGGTATGAAAGAGGGCCATAGAAGATCAGTAAGTCTTGGTATTGAAGCCTTGCAACAAATAGATAAATCTTTTGAAGAATCAAAATAGATATGTCGTTCCGAAATATCCAAGGTATTTTGGATGCAGATGTTGGTGACCCACTCGCTAAGCTAGTGCTGTTGGTCATCAACCATCATGCCCATAAGAATACTAACGTTGCATTCCCTTCAATCGAAACCATAGCCAAGCTATCAGGTATGAGTAGACGCACAGTCATACGCAAGCTTGATGTCCTTGTAACTAAAGGACTGCTGCTTAGAAAAAGACAAGGGAGAAATCAAGTGAACATATACAAAGTGGTGAAGTGCCAGGAGGACACCCCGGAAGTGACAGTCAGTCCATTATCTAGTGACACAGTGGCACCCAAACCTATAAGCAACCAACCATTGAAGGAGAAACAGAATGGCATTAACATTAGTAACCAAGGAAAAGTCTTCAACCGCACTGCAAAGCCTGACAACTACTTCTCCAAAGGAAATAGAGGAGACGGTTCTTTCTACAATGGAATCAATACTGGACTTCGAGGAAAAACTGAATCGGGATTTTAGTGTACGTGAGTATGTACTAACCAAGACACCAACGACTGAACAGTTAACCAAAGCTAAAAAGGTGATGGCGTTTGCTATGACACCCCTACCACAAGCTGACATAGAACAAGAGTTACTTAATACCTTAGCTGTTATGGCTAAGCAGACGGGCCTTACACAAAAAGATTACTCTGTAAAGTTACGTCTTATGGCACAGGACCTAGACGATTTTCCTGCTGATATATTATTATTTGCCACTAAATATATCAGACGTACTAAAACCTTCTTCCCTTCTCTATCAGAGATACGTGAAGCCGGTGAGTGGCGTTACTACAAACGTAAACTATTGTTTGAAATGGTGCATAAAAGCACAAATAAATAACAAAACGTTTGAATTAGTTGCATAAATGCACTACTATAACATATAAAATAAAGGAGAACGCATGACTATAGTATCATTACAACAACCTATCCGTGACCCTAACTGGAGAATGGGATTCATTGGTGGTTCAGATGCCGTCAAGATTATACGTGGAGATTGGCATGACTTATACAATGAGAAGATTGGGATAGCACAACCATCCGATCTGTCTCATTTATTCAACGTACAACTGGGTACATACACAGAACAGTTCAACCTCGCATGGTTTGAGCAAGAATATAATACTGTTGTTATAGACACACAACCTGAATACAAGAAAACTATTGAGGGTATACCTTTCAAAGCTACCCTTGATGGCGTTATCAAAGGCGTTGAGTTTGTTGGTGGTAAAGACAACAGATACTATGGTGTCGAGTGTAAGCATACCAGTTCATTCAAAAAGTTTGATGACATACTTACCTACTACTACCCACAGATACAGTTATACATGAAAGTTGCAGACCTACCCGGCATGTATCTATCCGTAATCTTTGGCAACCAATGGGAATGCAAACTTGTCAGTCAAGATGAAGCTGAATGGTTGCGTATGCTCCCTATCTTCAGAGATTTTTGGAGCCATGTTATTAAAAAACAACCACCAAAAGCAGAGATGCCAAACGAATTACCATCCAACGTGCATCATATGACGTTGGATAACATGGTGGCTCGTGACGCTACCAAAGATAATGAGTTCAAAGATATAGAGCATTACTACATGTGTCACTATGATGATACGCAGATTTTTGAAGACGCTAAAAAAAGATTAAAGGCTCTTGTCAAACCCAATGAACGTGAGGTTTTTACTGACAAGCTATCCATCAAACGCAACAAGCGTGGTGCATTAACCATCAAGATTAAGGAGGCATAGTTATGAGTGTATATAACGCAGACAGCATTGATTTATGTTGTGAAGAAATAACTGGTCATAACAACTGGGCATACGTAGACAAGTCTGACTATGAAAAGATTATAAGCCGACGCAATGGTGATAGTCCACATAGCGATAGGATACATTCGATTGTTGTATTCTATAATGATGAGGAGATGGATGATGTTAAATAAACACCAAGTGAAATGGTACTTTGAAGAAACATTCAACGATCATTGGGAAGAAATAACTTATTTTTTAAATACTGATACTGAAACTAAAGAACTAATGATCAAAGATATACAAGAGCAAACTAAAGGCAGACATTATAAACCATCGTCAACATTTAACGACATGGTTAATAGTAGAATCATGTCAGGCAAAGCATGGAGAAACATGTGATGACCTATCAAGATAAAAAAGAAAAGTGGTGGGCATTTCATAATGCCAACCCACATGTGTATGACTTGTTCCAAAAGTATACGCATGAAGCCATTAACTCAGGTGCTAAGAAGTGTAGCCCTTGGTTAATCATTGGTCGCATTAGGTGGGAGACTGCCATCACGACAACAGATGACGACTTTAAAATAAGCAACGATTACATAGCCTTTTACTCAAGGCTATTTATGAAATGGAACCCAAGGCATGAGGGTTTCTTTAGAACCAAACCTATGAAGGGAGAACTATATGTCAGATCAAAATAAAAAAGGGGTCAACCCCACAACGAGTCAACCCCAAAATGTCAAGAGTTTTGGAGAACACAAGACACCTCAACCTACCAAAAAAGTTGAGTATTGTAAATCACTTAACGAAGCAATGGCTAAGTTTCAAGAGCTTACAGTTACAGCTACAAAAGATAGTACCAATCCATTTTATACAAGCACATACGCTAACCTTGATGAAGTTATTCAAGCGGTATCTCATGGTGCAAAGTTTGGTTTGTCTTTTACACAGGCTGTCAATTACGAAACTATATTGTTACCTAGTGGTGAGTTCACTCAATCAATACATAAGAATATATACATAGATACTATTATATCTCATGTGAATGACACAGAAACTAAAACAAGTAGAGTTCCCGTTCTTATTAAACGAGGTGAAGAAGACAAAAGTCAAGCAATGGGTGCAGGGATTACCTACGCAAAACGCTATGCTTTGCAGGCAATTTTCGGATTAGCAACAGACGACGACGGGAATGCTGCAGATGGTATTACAACTAAAACCAATAGCAACATCCCAACCTTTAGCACAAAAACATCTAACCATCAATCATCACGCAATGGAGGTTTCTAAATGGAAATTGTTAAAGAAGCAGTCAAAGAAGCAAGCATATCAATAGCTTGTCTTCTTGATGATATGTATGATTTTGACCCATCAGTAAGTGATTACGTTTTTATTCCAGTAAAAGACTTACACCATATTCAAAGTCAAATAACAAATATTGAAAACAGTTTAACTGCAGGAGGTTTCTAAATGGAACAACAACAATATGACGACACCGATCGAGGTGCAATCTTCAAGCCTAAAGACAATCAATTACTGGTTGGTAGTGGCAAACTTAATAGCAATGGGCAAGAAGAGTACCATGTCTTTGTCAAAGCTACACTGCCTGACGGCAGAGTTATCCGGGAGATATTCAAAAAGGTAGGCGTGCTATTCGAGAATGAAAATCCTAATCCCAAAGCACCGCATCTGTCAGGTGACTATGAAGATAGACGCATAGCCGTATGGTTTGCCAAGTCTCAATCAGGTCTTGATTATATGGATGCCAAGATAGGTGATAAGACACCCAAGCCTACCATTGTAAATGATGCACCTAATGAATACCAACAAGCTAAAGATGGTGTTCGACCATTGAACCAAGTCATAAACAATATAACAGAGGAGCCTGATCTTGTTGACGAAATCCCTTTTTAGTACGCATAGCGTAGATCACATAGCAGTTTCACTGCAAACTTCAGTAGGTAAGCTAAAGAAATTAATAAATAAAAATAGCATACCATACATAAAAGTTGGACATCAGTGGAGACTTGAACAAGAATCATATGAGCATTTGATGGAGAAATTAACGTGTCACTCTTTTTACACAGGCGACCGGACAGCAAATACTGGTGGGTCAAAGGTAGAGTTTACCTCGCAGACAAACATATCTCAATTCGAGAAAGCACAAAGTGCATTGCGAAACGAGATGCAAAGGAAGTAGGAAAGTCTATAGAAGAGCAAGCGTTAACACTATTGAAAGGCAACGGCATATCAGTCGTTGCCTTCAGTGCTTCAGTTATTAAATGGACAGAGTTACAACGCAGAAATAATGGTGATCTATGGAATGCTGAACGTTTACTTAGGTTCTTTAGAGACAAAGATATATTTGCAATCACATTAGATGATTGGCAAAGGTTTACTATTAAGCATTTAAAAAATTATAAACCTGCTTCCTATAATAGAGTGCGTGATACATTCCAAGCTGTGCTCAAGGTATCAGAATTAATAGTTCACAATAAAGAAAAGTTAAAAGATGGATTGTATATACCTATACGTGCAGTTAAAGGTGAACGTAATGTTTTCTTACAGAAGATACAAAGAGAGATTTTATTCTCAATGTACCCTTGGTGGCTTTTAACATGGGCTATAGCCATGGCTTATCAAGGATTTAGAAAAGGTGAAGCACGATTACTTGAATGGAATCATATAAATTTTCAATCAGAATTAATAACGCTGCCTCGAGAAATAACAAAGTCAGATAAAATAAGATACATAGACATGCATCCACGCTTTACAAAACGTCTTCTTAAAGAAGAAAGAAGACACGAACGTTTTGTATTTGTTAATCACAAAGGGCAACCCTATGCAGAACAAGGCCCATATGTAGCACACAAAACAGCAATTAAAAAAGCAAACGTTAAGCTTGCAGAGATGGGAGAAGCTTTAATACCTAACTTTACTATACATGATTGGCGACATGACTTTGGTTCTACCTTTATGATGAGCGGTGGTGACGTAAGGTCATTACAAAAACTTGGTGGATGGGGTAGCCTTGATATGGTACAAAAATACGCAGATGTTTCTAATGAACAAAGACGAGCAGGAATAAGGAAAATGAAATAAAATGTCACGTTTTACTACACGTTTTATTATGCTATACTCTGTAAATGGTGGGCGGTGACGGTCTCGAACCGCCGACATTCTCGGTGTAAACGTAGGAGTTATTATATTATGAGTCTTGGAAAACTATCCCCATACATACAGTATACAATCGTAACCCCTTGTAAATCAAGGAAAAAACGTGGTCTTTTTTTTCGTATAGGTATGTGCTTATCTGCACTGTTATTGATAAGTTTATCTTTTTATACAGTTCTTTAATGCATCATATAAAATAAAGAGTCACATTTAACTACACATAAGGAGAATACAAATGGCTAGACTAACAACAATAAAACATCAGGAGCACTGTGGAGAGTGTGGAATTAAAATGAGACCTGTTGCATTTAAGAGACCATTTGCTAAAATGTGCCCTGATTGCAGAGGTGAAATGTCAACAGGTAACACAGAACTACGACAGATGTATAAAGATATGCAGAAGAATCCAACAATACCATCCCCTGATGAGATAGATTTCTCAAGTCAAAATGTAATTTGCAATGACACTGCAATATGGCGAAGGCCAAAATTCGAATGACTCTCGGCTACGAGAGTTATTCTTAACCACAACAATGGAGAACGCAATGCCTAAATACAAAACAATAATAGATAAACAAAATGCTGTGTACGTACTGGTCAACGCTAAAAATAAAAAAGAAGCGTTAGACAAATTTAATAATGGTGAATGGACTGACGAATACCCAACAGATCAAGCAACATATTACCCATGTGGTGACATTAAACTTCACGAAGTAGAAACAGATAATGAGTGACAATAAGATATCACCTGATCATTACGCCAAGTATAATATAGAACCTATACATTTTATAACAGCCAACAAACTTGATTACTGCCAAGGCAACATCATCAAGTACATCATACGTTATAAAGATAAGAATGGTTTAGAAGATTTATACAAAGCTGAATGGTACATCAAAGAATTAATAAGACAAAACGAAAGAGAGTAACATGGCAGATAAATATTTATACGA